TTTCATTGTTATCAATTAGATAAGAAATAATATTATAGGAAATTAATGGAATAGAGGAGTAAGTGTTTATAAGATTCTGTCATATTTTATTATATTTTCTCCTTTACTCTACTTCATATCTCAATCATCTCTGCAATCATCCGTGACCAAGTCCAAAACACAATCGCGCTGTTTTGATTATGCAATTTCATAAGTAATTTGAAAATGTAAATAGTCTCCGACAGCCCACGTTATTGGAGATGTACTTGTAATTACCGAGNCATTAAGAGGTCTAAAATATTGTATAACTGTTACACTCCGATTTAGTGTTGGAGTAAGTATATATTGAGTTTGTGGACTGACATCACGTATAATACCAGAGCCAACATGATTATTATTAACACTTGCATAAATTCCAGTCGTAAATGGTAAGCTAAACATCCATCCACCCGAACCAAATGTCGTGGTACTACCTGCAATCATATTTATGGCTAAAGTACACGCTTTGCCTATAAGTGTATATTTTCCTAATAAAACTCCATCCCCAATATCTGGATTTGTTATCGATGCCGTCCATACAACCGTATAATTCTGCCACACGCCACCGATCTCAATCGTTCGCAGCGCGTCGATCTTGCTTTCCAACTCACCTATTTTTTGCATCAACTGGATTGGATCAAGTTGCCCCTGCATTATATGTCCTCCTCCCCGCGAATAAACGCCGTCACCTGGTCAACCGTGCTATCTCCACCCGTTGAATAGTTGATCTCGTAACCATTGATACGACAATCGAACGTGTATCCCAAATAGGTCGCTAATACCCTGTCACCATAATTCCAGTCACGCCCGTATTTCAAGCCCTTTGTAGACGCTATTTGTCCGGTCAATGTGACCTTGCCTTTGTTCTTGTTCAGCAAGGCTCTTGCCTCGTTATTCAATCCGGTTTCAGTTGTCACCTGAAAGTTTTCCGATACAACTTCACGACGTGACCAAACCGTGTCATTGATAGCCGTGCTGGTAGCACTACCGACAAGGCGCGCTTCATTTTCACCCTTGCCAGCCACATAAGCCGCCGTTTTTTCGTTGACGTAGTCAAATGATAATGATGGATTATTGAGCGTGTTAGCCTCAACGGATAATGTTATTGATTCCCTCAGGTCGTTGCCCCGTTGGTCGGTAAACGTCTTGAACGTGAAAGGTAAACCACCGTCATATACCGTGTCAAAAGTAATCCACGTGCCAGCATTTCTTGATTGGTCTACCAATGCCTGAATAGTGGTCAATACCTGTTGTCTCGAGAACGCCTTTGTGACACTTGCCCCAGCCCCGTCGTTTGCATCTACGGTAAAATATGACGCTGATAGATTGCGTGTTGTTGGAGTGGCAGCTGTAAAGTTTTCACGCATAATAGCTTTTACAACATCACAAGCAACGCCTGATTTTGTCGCCTGTGCTGATTCGGCTGCATATTCAACCTCTCGACCGTCAATGATGTAATTCCCGTCTAAGGCGTAAAGATATATCAAGTCTTTGCCTTCACTGTCACGGTAAAAATTCCAACCTCGCAAGAAGTAAGCCGTTTCACCGTCCAATGTAATCGTACCGTCCCCATTGTCGCGCCATATCTCGATCAGCATATCCTTGCTAAAATCGTTCGGTGTTAGCGTTTGCGGTATGATAATCTCACATGGCATCATAGCTCTGTCAGTTCTGCCAGCCCGTAAGCTGTTTACCTTCGAGAATCGTTTGACTTCAAGCCCCGTTGGTGTTTTGATTACAATCTGATAACTACTCATATTGTGCCGCATCCAATCCGTGCAAGCGTGTCTTGTACTTGATTACACCCTTTGCGCTTGCATCTGTCCCCGTCATGAATACCGCTATTCTGTTATCACCCGGTATCAGTGGAAAATCCAGATTACTACCCTTGACCAGATAGCCTTTGACATTGCCCCTGAAATTGGATTCCATTGTCAACTTTTCAGGACGTAAATCAATCGTGATGACTTCGCCTGAAAGTAGAGTGAGACTGTTGAAAAAGAACGCCTTGCCTGTGTTGTAATTGCGGACTTGCTGAACTGTACCAATACCCGTAAATTCTAGCACCGGATATGATACCGCTGATGGATTATTGACGGTTGTAACACCTGCTACGGTTGCAGTGCCAGTGGTTGAATAGCCAACATAGAAATTATTTTGATTATCGAACAACATATCCCAAGCCGTTGGAGTACCTGGTAAATTTATATCTAATGGTTGATAAATACCATTTCCAATATATTTTGCTATTCTATCTGCGATTGAAACACCACCGGCTGTCGTAAAAGCACCTGATAGATAAATAACTCCGTTTAACCCAATTATCTTTCTAACATTACCGTTTACGCCACTTCCAATTGCTTCAAATTTTTGACCATTCCATTTTCCCCAAAAACCTACGTCAACTCCCCCTAATATTGCATCTGCACCTCCAATATATACATTATTTGTATTATCTACAAAGGCTGCATATAAAATTGTACTAGCACCAGTTGATAAACTTACCCATGCCGAACCCGTCCACTTAACGACAAAATCACCAGTTCCAGATCCAACATTCGCAAAATCACCAACAATATATAAATTATTGTTTTTATCAATTTCTATATCATAAACAATCCCATTTATTCCAGTTGATAATGGTGTCCAAACAGAACCGTTCCATTTTGCAATTCCTAAAGTGTTAGCAACTCCACCTGCTAAAGAAAATGTCCCTCCCACATAAACATTATTATTATTATCTATTGCTATTGTAAAACAATTACCACCTGATAATCCAGTTCCCAAACTAGACAAACTTGAACCATCCCATTTTACAATACCGTCACCATTTGGATCTCCTAAATTAGTAAAAGAACCACCAATATAAAGATTACCGATTGTATCAAAACTTAAAGCGCTTACAAATAAGTTTATACCAGCGACAACACTAACCCAAGCTGTACCATTCCACTTTGCAAGATAATCAGCGTCTGCGTCTCCACCTGCGTCTGTAAAAGAACCACCAATATATATTTCTTTAGTTATAGGGTGTTGTGCTATTGTCCAAATCTCACCGGTTACTCCTGCCATACTATGCCAAACGCCATCCCTATCCTGATAAACGATATAATCAGCATTGGCAAGGCTCGCATTCAAAGCCAAAGCACTGCCAACGTCACCGTCAACCTCAAGGGCGGTATCGGATAACCGGAACGTAATATCTGCAAAGTGTGCAAATCGCATTTGTGGTGCTGTGTCAAGTCCTGATACGTATTGACACTTTATGTCAACGGGTTCACTTGCCAGCTTGCCAGCGTCATCATAGCCCTGATAGCGTAAAACCAGCGGTTGTTCGTAGCCTGTCACATCCGGCTTGATAAGGTTCAATAATCCCTTACGCTTTGCCTGAATATCGCCAATGTCAACGCCTTCGAATACTACCCTCAACGTGAAATAGCGTGATAGATAATTGGAGTATAGATAAGTCTCACCGCCACTTGTCAAAGGTACAGCCACATTATCAACAGGCGCAACGCCCAAGCCCTCGAGTAGAATGTTCTTACAATACGCGGAGATGTCTATCAATTCACCGCCTGCCCGTGTGTTAGCAGTCCTTACGCTTGTGCTTGCGTTTTCCTGTCCGCTCCAATAATATTCAAGTACATTGCCAGTATTGATATTGCCTTCAACATCCCCGTCGATGTAGGTCGTCGGTTCTGTGCCAGTTTCAATCTGTACGCCGTCGATGTAGATAAACTCTGCGGCGCTTCCGTTCGTGCCTGTCTCGGATAATGTCAGGGTTCCCACCAGATCCCCAGCGCCTGGGTTGATGTGGCAGTGTACCCGTTGCCATTTATCACGAATGGTCATGTCTGCTAAACCTGCTACAACTACGCCACTGGTATAGCCTGTCCAGGTAAGCGTCAATTCTGTTCCCGTATAGGTTGACGGAATGTAAACATCCATAGCCCCAACATGATCGGTATCAGTCAATGTAATCGCATAACTGGCAAGCAGGTCATTATCTGTATAGGTACACTTGCAGCTGTACACGCCTCGTCTTTGTTGTACGGCACTGGTAGCGATG